TATATATTTATATTTATATTTTCTTTCTTTTAAAAGAAAAAGAATATATATAAATAATAAGAGAGAGTGGAGGGAAGATTAAAAAGAAAAACATTTGAAAATTTTTGTTCTTTTTCTTGTTCCATATTTTACATTCTGTTCCATTTATTTTCCAAAAAAGTGGCACATTTGAGTTATTTTGCCAAAAATTGAGTAACGTATTTGTTATTTTCGTTACTTCTGACACGTATTTTTTTGTACTCTAGTTCGGGATATTTAATTAATATCATTTCTTTGAGTCGGTTACGAGGGAATGTTTTGGAGTCGGGGTCGTCAATGTAAGAAAGATATAGATCTTTGAATTCATTTAATGTCTTTCCTATGATATCCTCCATTACATTCAATTCTGATACAAAATTTTCTAATGGATCATTGTTACTGTGATACAAGTCAGTAAACTCATTAATAGTCTTACTATCTGTATATTTCTTATTAACATACAACCTCTGATATGCTTCAACTAACAACCTTATCCAGTACTCTAACGCTTCTGGAGTAGTCAGTTTACTAATGAATTTAGGATCTTTTGATTTTGGTTTGTAAAGCATAGGACACCAAATAATACGACGTTTAATTGAATTCCCCTTTTCCCACGTTTTAATGATTTTATTTGTTGTAAAAATCAACGTAGGGGCTATTATTGCTTTCTTAGGGTTGCTGTATAAAGGTCTGAATTCTATTGAGTCAGCAGAGGTTATGTTCTTCAGTCTCTTTGTTGTCTCATCGTCCATTGCTTTCTTTGCGCTCACATCGTCTCCTAAATTAGCTAGTTTACCTACAGTAGAAGTAATCTTCTTATCGTCTTTTAAGTCGAACAAGTCTAAACTGCTACAGTTATCATCGTCTAATATTTTACGAATGATAGTAAGTAGCGTACCTTTACCATTACCACCATCTCCATAAAACATCCAAAATTTGCTCAAGTGACGTTTTAGTTCAACATCTAAAATAAAACTAGTTGCTATTGCTTCTAAAACGTGCATTATATACTCTTCCTCACGGTTGCAAAGGTTGTGCAAGTATTCATCAACCACAGGCACTACTTTTGCATTAGGATTATAATTCACATTGATTCTATAAGGTGTAAATTCATCGGTTACTATTTCAATGAATTCTCCATTCTTCAAAATACCGTTGTTGAATTGAATGAACATATCGTCTTGATGAATAGTTTTAGTTTTCATCATGATTAGTTTCTTAACATTCTCAATGTAAGTGGCAGATTTATTACCTAAAACATAGTTTGACAATATATAATTGAATTCATCTACATCACTTGAATAATTATCTCCGTTTTTGAAGAATAACGTTGCTTGATACTTCACACATTTGTATTTGTTGATAATATTAATAGCATCTACTTGTTGCTGTTCATCATTTGTGATTTTTTCATCTGAATTATCATTTTTTATGATATTCTCAACTTCTTTAATAGGTAAAGCAGTTGGGAATACGTGTTCTGAAATGAATTTAACAGCCTCTTCTTTGTTGTCTACTGTACTTTTTAATAGCTTTTTCCAGTGTTTGAAAAGTGCATTGTTTCTTCCGTCTCCTTCATCTAGATCACTTAAGTTGTCATATCCCTTAATAGCGAATATTTCGGGAAAATTCATCTTGATATCTTCATTTTCTACTTTCCTTGCTACACCGTTACGTTTAACCGTGATATATTTGTTAGTCTTGTTTTTAAGCTCAATAGGTATTCCTAACGCACAAATTCCATTTTTCTTACCTACTTTAGAATTTACTTTATTAAAATATAGGTGAACGCCTCTGTCAGTCCACACCGTTTTTGTTGTAATCCCAAAGAAATCAATTAGTTGTTTACAGAAATCATGACTGAAGTTGTCGATATCAACGATTATTTCATCGTCTTCAATCACGTGTCCTGCGTCTTCAAAACTATCAAGAAAATCAGAGTATTCCGGATTTCTAGTTGGGAATTTCATTCCTTTTACAAATTCTACATACATCACATCACCTCCAGTATTTGTCCTAAATCTTTAAGTTTTGAATTAATCAATCTCAAATAAAACGATAGATCAATTTCATTGCTATCTAAATCTTTTACATCACCGTTAAAAACTATCATATCGTCTGGAACGTCTGGAAAGTTTGCTAATGATAGTGTGCCGTCTTCCTTTTCTTTTGCCTTATAAAGTTTAGTTCTTTTAGGATTAGTCTTCTTACAAGCAAAAACTCTGTTAACCTTGTTACTAAGTAGATTTTTATCTTCATCAACTGTTCCTAAATAAGTACCACCGCATTTAAGGATAATTTGAAATAGTTCCTTGTCTTCTCTGTGATTTAAAACTGTTGTAAGAGGTGCTGTTCCGTTAGTCAGATACTCTACTATAGCCTTATCAACAATAGCGTTTGAGTAGTTTTTATAGTTGTGTGAAGCTGTCTTTTGATATTTGCTAAATGCTCCACCTTTAACCTTAACTTTACCTTTTTCAGTAACTGCAATGTAGTTGTTAACGTCTTTTTGAATCCATTTGACAAATTTGTCCTCTTCTAAAGTGATATCGTATTTTTCTTCAATCTTCTTCCAAACTTCTTTATAATCTTCACTGTCGGTTGTGAATGCAACACCATCTGTGTTGATGTTAATCAACTTGCAACCGACGTTGTATATTTCTTTTGATAGATCATACAAAAGTGACTGACCGTAGAAACATACGCTATATGCTCCTACTGGATTATTGATAGGACTGAATTTACTGTTCATTACACCATAAGTACTGTTTAAGATAAGTTTTAAGCTATCTGACAACGGCTTGTCAGTATGTTTGACTTTCAACCTATCATATTTCATTTGAATGTAATCGTCTGTGTAAATTCCCAGTAGTTTTAAGTTTCCTATTATAGTTGGATATAAACTGGCAACATCCAGTAATTTGACATCATTAGTTACAATAATATTCCCCTTATTTTCAACTGGTACACCATGCAAACCACCATATCCGAACTCTATATCGCAATCTAACTCCTTGACACTAATGTTCTTGTGTTCTCCTACAATGTGTGCTTCATTGTTTTTGTTAGTGTTGATGAATAGGTTGTCTTTGAAGTTCAGCCATGCTTTTTTAACCTCTGCAGGTACTACGTTGTAAACATGACTACCTACTAACTCTGTTTCCCCGTAATTTTCTTGTTTGAAAAGATTACCAACTAAAGTAGTCGTATTAAATCTAAGGTATCTACTAAAATCTTTCTGATCTTTAATAACTCTATTTACAAGATTGAGTTTAGGTACAAAATAAGTGTGAATTCTATCTTTGTAGATATCAATAGTTTGATTAACGTCGTAATTACAGTAATAAATAGTTGCTTCTAACTCTTCTGCAGTTAATGGTCGGTCAATATTAAATGGCACTGAAGTTTCTTCAATAGAAACTCCCTTGTTTGCTTCTATCATTTTTAAAGATGGTCGACCAACATCGATTTGTTGAAACACATCAAGACTTACAAATTCATTTCTGAATCTTGTTGTAAATCTATTTCCGATAATCATATCGTTGACTTGTTTTATTCTTGCCTTGATATATTCAACATCCTTTTCCAGCATAGTCATTAATTCTTGAATGATTCTGTCGTCATAATAATAGTTGTTATATCCTACTAACACTTGAGTATTGACTATATCTTTTAAATTAACAGTATATTTCCCGTCCTCTTCTGTGATTTTAATTCCTAACGAATCACAGATGAAAGGATTAAAATTTTCGGTAGCTACTTCATTGTGAAAAGTAGCCACCTCATTTTTGTTAATATCTTTAAACACCAAGAGAAAGTCGTGTTTAAAGATTTCAATGTCGTAAATTACAACTTTCTCTAAATTCATAATCTATCTCCTAAAGTTCTTCTAGTAGCGTGATCTCTCCGTAATAGAATTTACCAAAAGCACACTTAACATTTACAATAATACTCTTTCCGATCAGTTCGTCTTTATCTTCAACAGATACACCGTATCTATCAACGAATTTATCAAACTGTTTCTTACGTTTTTGAGGGTTGACAAACCATTGTTTTAACTCTTCACTATAATCAGCATAAGTCATTTTACTTTGATAAGGTTCACCTTTCCATTTGTATTTAATAAGAATTGATGTACCATTATCTTCAATTTCATCAATTACGGTCTGGAATGACTTTCCTTTGTGTTCTGCTTGAAACTTATTAGTAAAATTTACTTCCCACAGTGAGTTGAATGAATCGTACACAAATACATCAAATGTACTTCCTACAGCTTGTTCTAAGTCATCAAATCCATATCCTAGATGTTCTAAACAGGCTTTTTCTACTTTCTCTGCTTTTGCTTCATCATTGTTCCATTTTTTAGTTTCTCTATCAAAAACTTGTTTGTTGAAATCTACGTCATACATTAATTTAGTGTCTAAATCTGCTAATTTTAATGTTGCTTTACTGTCTCCGTCACGTTCTACTGCTAATAGTCTTAATCCTTCAATTTTGTTTGTCATTATTTGTTCTCCTTAAATTCAATATTGTATTTTTTTAAATAAGTAACTACTCTCTTGTAGTCAGTTTCATTTGTAAGTGTGATTACAAAATTATCTTTTTTAATTTCTTCTCTTACTTCTTTTTTAATTTCCTCTCTAACGACGTTATTTTGTTCGTGAGACTGTCTTGCTAATGTCAAAGCATTATTTAACCTACCATTACTTACAAGCTCTAAATACTCATTTAAAACTCCCTTATCGTCTGTAAGAGATGTTAGTATTTCATATTCATTAGCCGTTCGTTCAATAAATTCAATAATAGCAACCTTATATTTATTAATGCTTGTGCTAAGTTTAATAGGGTTGTAACGTAGGAATGTGTCAAAATCGAATAAAGAATAACCATAAGAATCACTATATCCTTTAAACTCTTCTAAAACTTCTGTTTCTAACTGTTTTTTACGTTCTTCATCGATTCTTTTATTCTGATCTCTAACAATTGAATCTGCTTCTAAAATCTTATCAATCAAATATTCTGCTTGTTCGTTTAGTGTGTCAAGTTGACCTAACACCACTTTTTTAGCTTGTGTTTTTAAGTTTTTAAGTGATACAACTTTCTTGTTAAGTTCTGCAACATACTTCTTGTTAGCTGTTAGTGTTTCTTCTGTCACAACCGTTGCTTTTGAAGTCTCAATAAATTTATTAACCTCATCTTCAAGTGATTTCATATAATCACTATCAATTTTAAATCCTATAAGTTTTGGGATAATATCCACTGAAGACTTAACTTCTATTAATTCATGTTCCACCATATAATCCTCCTAATAAAATCTACTACTTTTATGTAATTCAATGTGTTTGCTATCTTCACTACGTCTATTCAGCAAGTAAAAATCATAGCTATCTTGTTTACTAAGGTGTCTACGTGCATTTTTAATTACATCATATCCGTATTTACTTTTATCAATTGCTTTAATTTTGTATTTGTCGTAGTTTGCTTCTATGAACAAATAATCATAAGTTCCGTTTCCTAAATTGCATTCGTAACTATGTTCTAATGTGTTAGTGTCTGTAGCGTATATTCCGTATTCATCATTGTATTTAAACACTATTCCCTGTGTTGGGACGTTGTGAACACAGTCAAAAGGCTGTAATGTTATTGTTGTATCTTTTAATTTAACGTTGTATTGCACATTGCTTCTTACAACAATTAAAGATTCATCTTTTAAAAAGTCTTTCAACGCTTTACTGCACATTATTTTAATTTTAGGATGGTACTTTCTAATTTGTTTCAAAGTAGCTTTTTTAACGTGATCGGTGTGTTGATGCGTTAGAAATATCATATCTACATTGTGTAAGTATTTACTAATTTTCTTATATGAAAGTCCGATATCAATCATCATTCTTTCAATAATTACACAGTTTCCATCCGAACCACTGTTGATTATTTTGTATTCCAATTAATCACCTCATTTCTTTTAATAGTTTTCTTCCCTCTTGAATATATTGAATCTTAATTGAGTGATCTGTAGAAACTTCTATATTCTCTACTATCAACTGTAAGAATTTACGGTAAATATTCTTTTTTCTGAATTTACTACTTTCAATGTTTAGACTCTCTGTAATGTCTTCATTGTCAAATACATCTTGATAGCAATATCTACCATTTTCTACAAATATATTTCCACTTTCTTTTAACTTACTCAATGCAGACCTAATAGTTTGTTCTTTAGTGTCTGGAAAACGTCTGTAAAAGTCGTGTAATGTTAGTCCGTAGTCTTCTTCTTTCAAATATTCAATGATGTAGTGACTAACTCCAGTATTCTTCCTCATTCTTAAAATCCTCCATTTTATAGACCATGTTGTCTAAAATATCAATTACTTCTCTTATCTTTCTACGTTCTAATGATTCAAAATTTGCATAATCTACACAATCTGCAAGCTTGTTTGCAGTGAAGCGTAAATCTTTTATGATGTCGGAATACTTTTTATTTTCCATAGATTATTTCTCCTAACATATCTAATGCATCTTTAACCAAGTGATCAGGTACTTTTTTACCGTTAATGAGAATGTGTTCAATATCTTTTTCGTTTAAAAACTCTTTCTCTTGTTCATTTAATAAAGAATTTAACTTATCAAATACAGCTATCTCTTCTTCTTTTTCGTTTAATAAGTCATTACCTTTTTCATCAAGTAATTTAGCTTTATACTCCTTACCTAAAATAGAACTAAGTAAGAATGCTGCTTCTTGAATGATTTTCTTAATATCAGTTGTTGGTTCATCGTGTTTTTTACACAATCTAAAATATCTTTTACCAATATTCCCATACCAAAATGCTTGTTCATGAGTTAAATTAGTATCGTTTAGTACATCTTTTAGTACGTGTCTTGTTTCAAGTTGTAAATTATCGACAACAACCTCTTTTCCATCGATAATTACTGGTATATTTTTAAGTTCAATTTTGTAATGTTTTGGATTAGGTTTATTAATATTATCTTTTGTCACTTGCAATTTCCTCCTAATTGTGTTATTTTTAAATTGTATATTTGTGTAAATAGTCGTTTTTTAGAACGGCTATTTTTTATATTTTCCTGTTAACATTCTTTATTCTCCTTCGCTTTCAAATTCAATAGATACTCTCA